CTGGTGCAAGAGCGCACATTCACAACATAAGGTGAAGAGCGTCACGCAGGCCGAGCAGGCCAGACGCACCGGCCGTCAGCGTCGGCAGCGTCTGGCAGGTCGCGGAGGAGTTGCCGATAGGCGGCCCACTCAGCCTTCTTGGAAGCCGAGAGCGGAGCGTCTGCGAGTTGCGTCCAGTCAGACCGTGCCAGCATGAGATCGCGGCGATCGCGATAGCGTTGCAGGCGATGGGTTGCGGTAAGTTCGTTGCTCATTGGTTACTCCGTAAACGCGGCGGTTGGTGGCGTGAAGTTGTCTGTGTACCGTGCTAATCCGGTGGTTACGCGAACCTCGTCGATGTAGCCGATAAAAGTTTCCGACGTATCGTTTTCGTCAACCGCACCGATAGTCAGAGTGTTGTGGGTTATAGAAGCGTCGTCGGATGCTGTCGCAACGCTAGCGCCACCAACATACAAAGTAACGACCCCGCCTGAACGGACGAGAGCAACATGATTCCACGCATTAGCGACATAACTTGACGCGGCCGCATCAAAAGCGCCGAAGCGGTAGTTTGTTCGCGTCGTGCCGCCGTCAGCATAAAAGGCGAGCGAAGCGTTTGAACCATCTCTGTATGAAAACAACTGGTTGAAGGTGATCGAAGTTGGCCTCACCCACGCTTCCAACGTGAAGTCGCCCGTGCCGGGAATCAGCGAATTGCTAGTCACTTGAACGCATCCGCCGCCGTCTAGGTACAGCGATGAACCGCCGAACTTGCTTTGGGCAGTGCTGATCTCAGCGGTTCCTTCGGCTGCGCAAGACAGATTACTCGCAGACGAGTCGGTGATTGTAGTGCTGCCGTTTGTGCCGTCGAAGTGCAAGAGCAGTCTCGTACCGCCGGATACTATAGGAGACGCATTAGTGTTCCACACAACCGCGTCTGAAATCGTGTGCGCGTAGAACGTGTCGCCCTCCAGTGTCTTTGTAATGGAAGAAATCTGGCCGACCGTTAACTTCTCGGTGAGCGTCCCAGCACCATTGTCGGCGGCGACAACGGCACTGACGCTGACGCTGTTTGCTGCGGGCAGTTGCGTGATGGTCTTAGGCATACTGAATTGTCCTCAATGGGTCGTCGGAAAGGTCTGTTAACGTCTCGCCAGAAATCGTTTGTAGTAGCGCGACCTGCGGCGTGTATTCGGCAAACAGCCGAGCGGTGAGCGACGGCGTGGCCTGCACAATCGAAATGTGCGCCCAGTTGAACGAGTAGCCAGCACTAGCGCCAGCAAACGTCAGCGGCACCGCCGACCCCCAAGTCGCAAAGTCGTCCGACTCGTAGTACCACATCTCGTAGGTGTGGAAGTTTCCGTTTGAAACGTAGGCCCGGAACTTGCCGTCGCTAGTAATGACCAGCGGCAGCGTGTCGCCGCCGTCTGCTTCTGCCCCAACGCCCAAAGCAGACTCAGCGCCCCAGCCAGACAGAAGCGACGAAGACGTACGCTTCTTGTATCCAGACCAGCCAACGTCGTTGAAGGCCATGTAGTACGTCCCGGCTTTGTAGGCGATGAACGTATTTCCCTGCACAAGGGCCGTCGCGGATGCGCCGGTGATGGCAACCGGAGTTGACCAATTCGCGGACGATCCCCATGTCGCTGGGTCGGTGCTGGTAGGCCGGATCACCTCAACGTAATGCGTTGAGTTTGGGACGTACACAATCGCAGGGCCAACATCGTCCACGACCCAAGTCGGAATGTTTACGATGTTGTCGCCGCCTTGCGAGCCAACGGCGATCTCCACAACTGGCGTCCATGCCACAAGGTCATTGGACTGAACGATGTGGATGGTCGGCGGGTTGCTGCTCCAGCCAGAATAGCCGTCGCTGTAGCACATGTAATACTTGCCGCGCCACCACAGAACAGTCGGGTCGTTGATTCCTCGCTCGGGAATCAAGACGCCGTCATCCGGGCCGACAGAGATGAAGTCCTTGCCGTCTCGCGAGATAAACACAAACGCCCGAACTCGCGTGGTTTCGCCAGTGCCGCCCTCGCCTGGATAGGCGGCGGCAATCCACAACGGCTGCAAGGCCGATGCCGTTGGTCGCATTGTTCTCGGATTCATCGGCATAGGAGTTGCGCTACTGTAGGTGATGTAAGGTCAGTATACCGCTGGCTACAGCGCCGCAGGTATCAAGTCAGTATTGCGCCGGATCGGCGTGAGGTCACTGCCGCGCGCGACCCCGTAACTGGTCAGCGCCTGCTCGATGCCAGCGCCGCCGTCGGCAGTCACGACGGTCGAGGCGGCCGATTGAATCAAGAGGGTTTGGACTCCGGCGGAATAGGCGATGGGGTCGCCGGCTGGGCCTCCGACAAGGTTTCCTCCGGCGACTCTGGCGACGTAGTTTCCAGCGGCAAAACGAAGTTGCCAGTTCCCCAGTAGTTCGCCAGATATTCCCGCAAGACTCGCGTCACCCCTAGCCGCTGTGCCGGTTTGGCTTGAAACAAAGGTGATTGCCGTGCCTTGCGCACTTTCCAGAACGTCAAAGGTCGTACCAGTCACGGCGGCAACCATCCAGTTGCCGTTGTAGCTGGTGGTGCCGGTGATCCGAACCACATTGCCCGCCGCATACGACTGCGTGCAGGTAAAGCGCACCCCGCCCGTGATGGACGCAGCCGCCGTGATGGCAATGCCCGCCTCATTGGACTGCGTGATAACGCTGCCGGAGAGCGAGAACGACATCAGGCGTACCCCACGCTCGCCAGGCTGTCGCCCGAGTACGTCAGCGTCTTCGTGGTCGCGATGCCAGACGGCAGCGATCCCGAGAGGACGATCGACGCGAGCCGGCCGGCGACGCGGTTGAATGTTTTCACCACCGCGCCGCCCGGCGTCGCGTAGGAGATCGACGCCAACTCGCCCGCCGCGTAGGAGAGTGTGGCGGGGTAGGACTTCAGATTGCGGCTGACCGTCTCGTAGGTTTCGGGGGCGGGGGCGGACTCGCCGCTCGACGGCGGCACCGCTGGTGACACGACCGCCTGGAACGCCAACGGCGGCGAGACGCTCATTGGAGTGGGTGCCACGCCAGCAACAGACACCGCTGCCATCTGCGGCGCGGGCGTGTTGGCGAGCACGACTTGCTCTGTCACGGCGACGCTCGGGGGCGAGGCCGTCACGTTCACTGTGATGTCACTCACGGCAGCACCTCGACAAAGCCCTGAAACAGCGTGCGGGTGTTTCCGCCGACGGTGCCGACCACTTCCCAGCGATAGGTGCCGCGAGCCAGCGAAGCAGTCTGCGTGTCAGTGAGCGACACGACAGCGATGCCGTTGGCGGCATCCGTGATGCTCACCGACAGCGGCAGGACAAGCGATCCTGCGGTGACGGTGTAGATAGAAGCCGCCAGGGAGTAGCCCGTGAGAGCCATCGAAAAATCGAGGGTCACTGCGAAATCATCACCCGCCCGGAACTCCAGGTTGAACCGGCCCGGTCGCTGGGAGAAGGTTTCCATGTCAGTTCACGTCGCGCCCTGCGTCGCTGCCTGTCGCGTTCATCTTCGGTTGTAGAGACTAATTCTGCACGGGCGGCTTTGGCCCGGAGATCACAGTCCTGACCTGCTCGCGGAGTTCACGCTGGCCGTGAGCGAGTTCCTCGAGCGTCTCGACCTGCTGGCCCTGCGCTGCAGAAATCTCCTTGAGCGTCTCGCTCGTCGCCTCAAGGAACTGGACGTGGGCCTCGACCATAGGCTCGACGAGCGTGCCGTGCAGTGTGATTGCCGCCTCGCGGCCAAGCCAGATCACTACGCCCAGGAGCACCACCGGAACGCCGAAGCGTTCGGCGACCCGCAACAGCGAGTCCAGAATGCCCTGCTTGAGTTCGTCGGCCGTCATCGCAGCCTCACGTCTTCATCGTGACGATGCAGACGGCGGCCGTCGAGTTCGTCGACACCGACACGAGCTTGATCGCGCCGCAGCCATACGTCTCGTCGGGGAGGGCGTAGACGCGGGCCTCAGTCGTCGAGGGGGCCAGGGTCAGGTCGGCAGCCGAGCCGTCGACCTTGTAGAGTCGGCCAAACGTGCTGGTGAGGGCGTCGGACGCCCAGACCTGGAGGGTCGTGGCTGCCGTGCTGACGGTGCCCATCTCCAGGGTGCCGCCGGCCACGTCGTCCCAGCGGAGCGTCGTGGCCGCGGCCACCGACGTCGAGAGCGTGATGGGGATCGCTTTGAACTTACGACGAATCTTCGGCTCAGACATCAGCACCTCCTTGTGCGTTGCGGGCCTCGATGGGCCGCTCGTGGCGTGTCACAGGGCTTATTGTTGTATTGTAGCCTTTGGGCAGGCCGCGATGGCTGATTCGACGGTCTGCCGGAGCCGCTCGATGGTCGACCAGTTGCCGATCACGCGGTCGATGAGCAGGGGGTCGACGCCGCCCTCGCTGGCGTGGCGGGCCGCCAGCCCCTTGATGCTGCCAAGCCCGCGAACGACCTGCCAGATGACCCCGCCTGCCGCCTTGATCGCCGCCGCCTCGTTGTCGAACCTGCAATCCGTGACGACAACGTCGCGGCCCTCGTCGAGCAGCCGCTGCACCCGCCGCATGGCCGTGTCGACCCAGATCGACTGGCTGATCGTGTCGCGGCCCCACTCCGTGCCGAGGGTCTGGAGGAGCTGCCTGGGAGACTGACCAAGCCAGTCAATCGGCCGCTCCTTCGCCTCGCGGTCACGCATCTCGGCCGGTGTCAGGCCGGTGACGATCGAAACCATCTCGTACAGCGGGTCGGCAAACGCTACCCGGTCAAACCCCAGGATGCTCGCGACCGTGTCCTTGCCGCTCCCGGCCGCCCCACACATACCGATCAGCATCTAGTCGTGCCTTCCTAGCCACTGCGGTGGCGGGTTGTTTTCCATCATCGCGACCCGGTACTTGAGCCGCTCGATCTCCTCCAGCGCCCGGCCCAGGGCTGCTGCGAGGGTGCCGTTCGCTGCCGTCCAGGAGTTCGGCGGGCCGTATTTGTTCACCAGCAGCCACGCTCGTTGGATTTCGTCGTTGGTCATTTCTTGCTCTCGCGGAGGTCGCGGTCGCACCAGATCGGCATCGCCTTCGTCACCTCGTTCCGCGAATGGTCAATCACCACCGCGGCTTGACAAGGAGCCTCGAAGCCAGCCTTGATCCGCACCGTATAGCTGGAGTGGCCGATAACGCTCCCGTTCGATACATACCGCCCGCCCCGGAGCCAGCCAAACGAGTGGTAATGCCCAAAGCAGGTGAGGCTGGCCCTCCGGCTCGCATCCCATGCCGAGATCGCCTTCATGGCCGGCAGGGCGAGGCCGTAGACGCCGCCTGAATACTTGATCGAGAACCCATGTAGGAAGCGGATCGTGAAGTCGTCGACATCGACGTAGTTCAGCTCGCCCTCTGCCACCTGCCAGCGGACGTTTGGCTTCGTCTCAGCCGCCGCCATCATCAAATACAGATTCTGTTCAAATGAGTGATCCAGTTCCGTCTGGCAGCGGAGCTTGGGGGTACTCCTGCCATGATTGCCGCTTGAAGTCGCCACGACGACTTCGTCTGCGTTCTCGGAGACGGCATCGACGAACGAACGCATCCGGCCGCCGATCCACCGGCAGGCAGCCAGCGGCGCAAGTTGGCTCGTCTCGGCCAACTCCTCGTGGATATGACCACTGATCATATCGCCGCCAAACCAGATCACGACGCGGCCGATGTCGGCAAGCTGCCGTTCGTGCTCGAGCAGCGCGAAGAACCGGCTCTGCAATTCGGCGAGTCGCCGGTCGCAGATGTCTAGCGAATACTGGTTGAGGCCGTTGGTTTCCGCATACGACACCGGCTCCTCGCAGTGGACGTCGGAAATGAGCACCACCATTGTGGCTGGATTCTTGCCGCGCTTCTTCGGCTTCGTGGCTGGCCTGCGGACGGCCTTGATGCCCCGGAGGCCGACGAGCGTGTCGGCCCGCGACCGCTCGGCGTCAAGTTGGCGGATAGCCGACTCGTACTTCTTGCGAACCGACGAGAGTTCATCCCGCAGCCGCGCCGCCTCGGCGTCCTTGCCGACTTCTACTTGTCGGGCGACCGCAGCCACCGACTGATTGTTTGTTCGGCCTCTGGAGCGTGCCATCCAACCTCCGTGCAACGGGCGACGATTCCGCGATACACGGTGACGATCGGTGCTCCCTGAAGAGCACCAGACAACCACTCGCGTTTCACCTCACTCATCTCGGCCTGCGCCTCCGTGGGCAGGCGACTGAACCATGATCGTTTTGGGCGATGGATCGTGCCGACGGCCTGCACGACGCTTTGCAGTGCGGACTTCTTCGCCATGCGGTCACTCCGTTTCGCGGTATCCGAGCGTCCAGAGAACGCGGGCAATGTCGCGGGCGCTCTCGGTGATGTGCTCCTCCGAAACGGTCGGGAAGCAAACGTGGAGAAGTTCGTGGATGATCGTTTCCAGGCGGCTCCGTTTGGAGAGCTTCTCGTCGACCAGAATCTTCCGGGGCATCTCCGGGTTCTTGGCATCCGGCAGATACGCCCAGCCGGCCGCCTGGCCCTTCAATCTGCAAAACCGCAGGAGCCAGCGAGCCCCGGCCACAGTGAAATGGTGGTCATCCGGCATGGGGCTATATTGTCGCGGTGTAGCCTATTCGGTCAATGGGGGTTTCTCCGCTTTGCGGGCGTTGCGGATTGCCCGTTTTACCAAGAGGCGGCCAGCGGCGTCGATGAACGGAAGTTTTCGTTTCGTCGCTTCCTCGCGCAGCCAGCCGACGATCTCGTCAATTCGCTTTTCGCTTTCGTCCGCGCCCCATGCGTTCATTTGCGCGGCGCGAGCGTTGCATGAGCAGTTTGCCGAGGCTGTGATTCCGACCTTGGAGAGCAGTTTTTTTAGTTCAGTACCAGGGCCATCTTGCACCTCCTGCGGCTCTGGCTGAAACCGCATTTTCAGAACGTCTTCGAGGGTTGTGTTTTCCCTCTTGATGCCAACCATGCAGGCAGAGAAGGGCTTTTCTGGCACAACGCTCTTTGGCACGACGGCCTTGCACTGGCCGCATACCCACGACTTGTCAAGCTCCTCCCACTGACACCAGATCGACATATTACCTCCTGTACGGCGTGCCGTTGGCGTGGTCGGGGCAGCTAGCTGGAGTTTCGGCAGACAGCGAAAGCGTCGGGCCGTACTCAATCACCGTGTATTCGTAGGAGTACGGAATACCTGCGGGAGTTCTTTCGGGATTTTTTCTTTCGAGCAGTGCGTACCCCGTCGTCGGTTGCGCGTCTCTGTTTGATGGGCTGTCTGGAAAGGCATAGTCAAACGGCGCGCCTGCCCCGAAAAAGCAACCAGCCCCCCAGACTTTCACAAGAGGGTAAGTCTTGTTCAGCAAAGAGTGATAGCAGTCCGAGAAAGCGCACACACTGCTTCTCGGAACAAATGACGGCATTTCGCCAGAAAATACGTTGTGTGTTGAGAACGTCTCGTGATTGAAATTTCTCGGCACAAGCGGCTCCGCAGCGGGCTGGCCGGGGGCGTGTCCGTGCCATCCCAAGTGAGCCTGAAGGAACCACTGCTGGTCGAGGACAGGCCCGCCGACGTATGTATTTTCCAGCATCCAAAAATACCCCGCCGACTGGTCAGCGTAGTCGCGGCCTCCAAATGGCATCGACGACGGCGCCTCAATCCACCCGCCGTTTGCGTCTGGCACGCCAACCCCCGCCGTCGAGATGCCGGGGTGCTTTGGGTCAACCGTGATCGACGGGTCTGCGGTTATTGAAACCGACAGCAATGCTCCGCTTTCGCTGAATGTTCCCGTAGCCATCGCGCCGTATCCAAGCGTGGACGTAAGAATGACGTTCGCATCTGGGTTTTTTTTGGCAATCGAAAAAACAGTCTTGAACATCATGCCCCTATGCACGACTTCAAGCCCAGTGATTCCGCCGCTTGCGTTTACCGAAGAAATTCGGAAAACGCACACTGGATGCGGAGATGAAACAGGCTCGCCATATTGCCCTGTTTCTTGGTTTACAAGCAAGGAGAAGTATCCGTATGCGTTTATCCCGGTTGCCCTCGGGCCGTCGTACCACGCGCCGTTTGGGCAAACGTCAGGCGAGTCGCCTCCCGTGGCCTTCCACATATCGGTTACGGCGCGGCCGCCGTCAGGCTTGACCTCAAACTCTTGCCCAACTTGATACCCGCTTCCTCCGGCAGAGATTGTCGCGCCAGTCACGGGGAAGTACGAAAACCGATACGCCGTTGGTGGAGAGCTACCCCACGCCATGCCAGGGTTGGGGAAATTGTGTACTGCGCCAAACTGGAATGCAGCAAACGCAGCGCCAGAGCCGCCGCCGATTGCTGGGATGTTGAGCGGAAGCGTGGGCGGAACATGGTATTTATCTCGAAAGGTGTACCCCGCGCCGCCAGCGCGCACGACGCCGCCGACAATTGCACTTCCCCAATCAGACTCGTTAGCGCCAGCCGCGCCAAAAACGGGAGTAATAACTGCTCCGCCGCCCGCGCACTCCGGATACGGAGGCCAAAGGGCTAGAGCGCGGTCGTTGATCGACGTTGAGTTCGCTATCTGGTCGCCAAACGGCCAAGCGTAAACGTAAACCTCGATGGCGGTTTCACACTGGCGTCGTGTAATTTGAAGCGCCAGGGTTGTGAAGTTGCTCTGATTTTCCCCGGTGTTGCAAAGCGCTCTGGTTTCCACGCTGCTTCGGACTTTCCTGACAGGAACCCCAACGGCTTCCCACCGCAGGTCGCACAGCACCTTCGCCTTCCACTCGTAGTGTCCGCGGTCGTCGGCTTGGTCGGGCGGATTGACTGGGCGCTGCGTGCAAGTTGCAACGCAGTAGTAGTTTCCGTCTGAGCCCCCCGTCTCGTCGCACACATTGACTGAGGCATACGCACCAGGGAAGTCGCTTCCACGAATCTTCCAGTCAAGTATTCCGCCCTCGTCGTCAACGTCCGAAACTATGGCTGTCGCGTACTGGAATATCAAGCATCCCGGGGTTTCGCAAACCCAGGTTATTTGGTCGCCGACGCTGTAGCCAATGCCGGGCATAGCAACGGAAATTGGGTGGCACAGCACGCGGCCGTATGAGGTGTAAAGTATTGTCCTCTCCGCGTCCGTTTTTTCGACGTTGCAAAGCGGCGGGTCTTTATACTCTGGCGTTTTGAAGATCGGAACAACTTCAAGAGAAACGATTGAACCCGGTCCCGCAACTTCGGAGATGCGAATTCTTTGGTAGAGCAACACGCCGCCTTCTACGTTCTGGCCTGAATATCCATACTTGTCTATGTAATTTGGGTAATACGCAGGAAAGCAGGTTGTGTCTGGTCTTGGGAAAAAACTTATTCGCTCACCGCCGAGCGGCGGACGCGAGTTGTCGAAGTTGACGTAGAAGAACTCGCCAACCTCATACCCATAGCCGCCGTCCTTTATGTCTACGCCGATCACCTTCCAACTGTCGGGAAATCGGCCGTTGGGGTCTGGTTCGTGGCTTGCAGGCCCAAGCCGCAAATACAACTGAGCGGTGTGATTTAGCGATTGGTGGTACGGAGCGAGGTGAGGCTTCACGACGCCCTGGTTTAGTCCAAGGCACCTGCCGCGAGTGCAGATTTCCCCGCCTTCCCATGCGTACCACGGATTCCGCTTTCCGCAGCGGTAGTCGACAATGAACTTGTCTCCGTCATTCGGAAACAGAATATCCCAGCACTCATACGGAGGCGGCAGAAACACCCACTGGCGGTCCTCCGCGACGTTGTAGAGAAGCACCGCCTCAGTGACGCCTGGGTATTGCGAGGCGCGTTGCGGCGAGAGCGGCACCTGTCGCGTGATCACAGGCTTGAGTTGCGGTCGGACGAACTGGTTTGGGCGGTGGCATACATAGGTGCCATTCAAGTCCTCTTGGTTTGTACAGAGTATGCCTTGGTTGGGGTTGCATGGGCCTGCCTGAAAAGGCCCAAACTCCGGACGCTCGCAAAACTTTGGATGCCCCGGTGGAGTTGCGTCTGGGTCGCACTTTGCTTCGTTTACGAAAACCCCAGTGATAATTGCAGCAGGGCAGTTGTCGCATGTGTCGCCTGGGTTTGGGCAGTTTGTTTTGTCAAAGTATCCGCTAAAATTTTGGCCGCACATCGGGTCTACGTTGTCCCTGCCTTGCCCCTCGCCAAGCCTAAAATATGGAACTTGAGGCGGAAAAAACTGGCGCGACCACGCTAGATTTTCAGAGTCTCCGAAATTATAAGTCCAGCCAAGGATATTTCCGCTTACATTCAAAGGGATTACACATCCAAGGTGCTCCTCGGCAAGAATAATGTCTGCGTAAGACCCGCGGCTGTCGCCAAGAAAGGCATAGGTTTCTTCGCACTCTTCATCGCACTCAAAGAACCGGCTCTCGTGAAATGCAACAATAACACTCTCCACGCCATAGGAAACTATCTGCCCAGACATTCCATCAACGCTCGCCGTCACCGTCTCCGGTGTGCAGCACCGCATCTCGGGGCAGCAGTTGCACGAGTCCTTGCTGTTGACGAGCATCAGCACTCCACCGCGATCAAGAGCCACAGCTTGCTGTACGGACGCAAAATTGGAATTTCCTGCTGGTCTTCGTATGTCACTTGGCCCGTGTCATAACTTCCTGCCAAATCACTGATCGGCACGACTGCACACCACTTCAAAAGGTCGCCCTGTCCAACTGGAATATGCGTGAACCAGTTGATCGTGACGGCGAACACTGGGTCGCCGAATGAATCCGTCTCGGGAATCCAGTCGGCTGGGCCGGTTGGGTTATCTGGCTGCTTGAATAGGCGAACAACTCGGACGTTGAGCGGCGGCTCGTTGGGCCACGGGCCTTCGCACTGACCGAGACGGATCGTGGAGATGCCGCCACCACCACCGCCAGGAATCGTCTCAAACCTCGTCGGTATCTTCGTCGCCCCCGTGCCGTAGGGCATCCCATCGACGCGCGCGATCGTCTGCTTGATGTCTCTGTGCAGGCCTTCGCTGATGAGGAATCCGCGTGCCATTGGTTAGTTGAGGCGGAGTTGGAGGGTTTGGGTGAGGTCGATGTTCAGTTGCGTGCGCACGCGCCAGATCAAGACCTTCGGTGTGGCGTTCGGCGACCGCGGCGTTCCATCTTCGTTCAGCGCGATGGGTTGGGCTGACGGCTGCTGGTTGATAGTTTTCTCGCTGCCGGCAATCCGCACCATCGCCCGAACCTTGTCTCCGACCGCGACTCCGTCCTGAAGGGCGAGCGGTTGAACGATTGGGCCGTATTCGCCGTCTCGCTTGAGCGGCACTGCATATGGGTCTTGCGCTCCGCCTTCGGCATCATTGCCGCCCCTGGGCTGGGCAGGATTGAACGCCTTGCAGTTGAACCCAGTCACTGGAAGAGCCATGTCCCAGCCGTACTTCCCGGCATACCCAGGAGCCTCCACCTCATTTGCTTTGTAGGCAAACTCGTAGGAGTTCATAAAGCCGCTGAAGACAGCGTTCCCGAACGTCTCAACGTGCGGCTGGGCCTCGACGCCACGAAACAGGACGGTGCTCGGATCGCAGGTCATGTAGGAGCCGAGATTCATCGTCTCTAGGTTGACGTACCCTGCGTACCGCTGAAAAACAGTTCCCGGAAACGAATTGAATTGTGTTACGCGGATGGTCGTAATTGGCTCCATCCTTGTGACGCCGTCCATGAGGTCGCCGACAGGGTTGTGCGCCGGCTCCCATTGACCATCGCGAACCCACAGGTACGCTGCGGCCTCATACAAACTCGTACTCGTCGAAAAGTTCGCCGGTCGTAACTCCGGCATGACGAGCATCGGGTCGGGCATCCCCGTGCCGCCCTCGCCGTCGACCATGCCGGAGGTGCGGTACTGTGCCGTGACGATCCGCACCAGCCGGCTCTCGCCGTCGGCGCGGCCCTCGACGCTCACGCAGGGCATCGGGTTCGACGAGTTGTACGGGTCGCCGATCTGGACGCCGACGGCCGACATGAGGTCGATCGACTCGCTCGGCGAATCCAGGATGATCTTGAATACGCGCGTCGCGGTGTCGGCCAGTTGCCCGCCGTCAGACGAGCGGCTGAAGGCATTGCCCTGCGCGAGTTCCGAAATCATCTTGGGCATCTATCAGCCCTCCGTGATGTCGACGCGAAGGCGGGTGCCGGCCGCGCCGATCGCCTGGTAGTTCGTGCCGCTGCCCAGCCGGAAAAGCGCCGGCTCGCCGGCCCGCAGGGTGCAGAACCGGAGGAACGACCCGCCGGCGTCAATGCCGATTGCCGCCGTCGAGGCGGTCGCCGTCGACAGGTTCCGCAGGAACGCCAGCCCGACGCTCGTCAGGTTCGCCGTCGAGATGTTGACGGGATTCGTCGAAAGGGCGAGCGTCACGCTGTTCATCCCAACCTGGCTCATGGTCGCCGTCACGTTGACGACGGAGACAGAGTTGTTGAGGAAGTCCTTGTCTAACTTCATTGAGACGTTGTAAGAGATGTCTGGCATTACGGTGCTACTCCGATCTTAGTAACGAGGTCTTTGATCCCCTTGTTGATCTGTTCCAGTTCACCTGTCTGCTTTTGCATCTCGACCATATCCGCGTCGCGCGCGGCGTCGTCGCCTCGCAAGAGCCTGTTGAGTTCCTGCTGGCCTTGAGACGTCGTCCCGTCGGAGGCGTTGAGGGCGGCCCGCGACGGGCCTTGGAGGACGGCGTTGCGGACGGATCGAGCCATCTGGACGGCGATGCTGTTCTCCATGAAGTTGTCCCTCATGGTTTCTAGGTTTTTTCTTGCCGACGCTAGGTCGCCGTCCAATTCCGCTTTGACGTCGGGGAACTTCTTGAAGATGTCAGAAAGCTCCTCGAGTGACAGCACTCCGTCCTCGAGTGCTTTTTCAATTTCGCCGTAGGCTTCATCGTTTCCGATGTTGACTGCGGCGTTTTTTAACGGCTCAGTGATGCCCTCAATTACGGCGTTTGTTGCGTCGTTAAGTTGCCCCTCTATCTCACGGGCGCGGCGTTGCTGCGGGGACAGGAATGATTCGCGGCCGCGAGCCGCAGACTCCCTGACCTGCTGCACCTGCCTTGCTCGTTCCGCAATTTCCTGAGACGCGATGTCTATGCCGTCTGCTAGTTTAGCAAGCGCTTCCGCAACGTCTGTTTGCTCAAACGCCGCAATGATCTCTCTGTTGATCGCTTCGATCGCCGACCGCGCAGCCTGCTTCTCTTCTACTGTCGCCTTCTCGCTGTCAAGGACTGCCTGCTGTCTGTCGCGCTGCGCTGCCAAGTCTCGCGCTGCACCACCTGGCCGACGCTCGAACTCACGGATTGCGCGCGTCCTTTGTTCGTCTAGTTGAGCGACACGATCTCTAATGCCTCTTGCCGCCTCCTCGGCTCTTTGCCTGTCTCCGATTGCCTGGGCTTCAACGACAGGCTGTCTGCGAAACTCGTCGAAGAGCAGGCCGTCAGGAAGCGACCCTGGGAGCCTGCCCGGGCCGGTTAGCCGGCCAGCGCCGAGGGCGGCGTTCTCCCGCCGCCGAGCATCCGTCGCCGAAGACTCCGCCTCTCCGAGAACAGTTCTGGCGAGGTCGCCGGCTACGCGGTCGAGCACGGATGCGAATTGGCTGATGCTAGTAGCTGCTGATCGGGCCGCGTCGGAAAGCGGAACAAGCCGATCAACTTGCTCACGCAGTTGCTGCTCTCGTTCCGGCGTTGTGTTTCCTTGACGAAGTTCTTCTTGGACCGCGCGCAGTTCCTTTGATATTCTTTCCGCCTCTTGCCCCACTGCGCTGAATTGGACACCGGACTCGCCCAAAAGCTCCTGAACAGTAACCAGCGACCTGCCGACCTTGGAGCCGCCCTCCAGGATGCCTTTCACGGCACCTTCGCTTGCGGCGACGAGCGCCTGGTCAAGCCGGCTCGCTAGGCTCTCAAGTTGGGAGTAACTTTCTGCCAGTATGTCAAGCCGCGGGCCTCCAAAAAAGCCGTCGCGCTGTGCGTCCTGCAATCGTCTTCGCAGGTCTTCAAGAGCCGGCTCAAGTGCGTCTCGCCTCGCCCGAATTGCGTCGACCGTCTGTCCCTCTGGGAGATTCGGCACGTTGTTTCTGAAGGGTGCTGTTCCGCGACGACGGAGCGTCTGCTCGACCTCGGCAGCATCAGGCGCCGGCCGCGCTCTCACCGTCCGATTAAGTTGGTTGAGCCGCCTTTCCGCTGCGTCGATCGCGGACTGGGCCGCGACGCGCCGCCCGAACGTCGTTGCGGCGTCTCGTTCTCTCTCTGAGCGAGCCACATTTGCCCGCTGCCGCTGCGCCTCGGGGTCTGCCTCCAGCGCCCTGTTGGCGGCCAGGTCGCGGCGAAGTTTGAGTATCTTTTCGATCGCCCTCGCTTCCTCAAAGGCCCGTTCGGCCCCCTCGCTCATGGTGCCGCGGTTCATCGAATCGGCCAACTGGTCGAACGCCTGCTTCAAGTCGTCAACGATTGACTTCTGCCGAGACAGAACGCTGTTCAGGGCCTTTGTCTGATCCTCGGCAGTTCGGCCAGAGTTGATCCACTTGTTCAGGGCCAGGACTGCTTGCCCCGCGATAACAGCACCAATGCCGACCCAAAGCCCAGTAGTTCCGCCAAGAATAAATGCTAGTTGCGTGATGTTGTTGCTGACTGCCCTGATTCGCTGGTCAAGCCCGCCAGTTGCGGAGAAGAAGTCGTCGACGGCGAACCCAGCCTGTTGGATTGCGAGTGACCAGCGGTCAAGACCAGCGCGTCCAACATCGCCGATTCGCTGCAAGTCCCTGTTAAGGCCAGCAGGGTTTATGCCGGCCGCTCTCGCTGCTACATCCGCGAGCGACCGCACCATCGCGTCGATCTCTTCGCGTGTGCCCCGCAGGCGTATGGTTCCGTCTTCGGCTGCTGCTGCGATGCGAGCGCGAACAGCCTCGAATCCAGCAGTCAGCGCCTGCGCTGCCGGGCCCGAGATTCCGGCCATGACGCCTTGGAGCAAGTTGAGCTGCGCGACATACCCCTGCACGGCACGGGTATCAAGGCCAAGCGTTACGCCTTCCATACCAGCGCCGCCAAAGCCGCGAAGGACTGAGTCGATAAGGCTCAGTCTCGCCGAAGCCGTCGACGCTTCGTTTCCGAGCTGAACGACCCTTAGACGAAGTCTTTCAATCGCTTCTTCGGTGGCGCCTGGCGTGGCGGCGAGCGCCTCCAATTCGTTTTGCGCGTCAATGACGGCGGGTATAAACCGCGTCCTAAATCCAAGCGGCAGCGAGTCGATCTGCGACTTGAGCGAAACGATTGAGCCTCGCACAGACTCAACCTGCCTTGCTGGGGCGTCAAGGTCTAGGCCGAAGTCAATCGCCGACTCTCGCTGGGCGCGACCGCGGTTGATGGCTGGGGCGATTTCATTGGCGGCGTCCGCGGCGGCGACGGCATCACGGCGTCGGCGCTCCTCCTCAAACTCTTGCTGTGCTCTGGCCTGCCTAATGAGCAACGTGGCGGTGTCTTCGGCGGCTTGCTTTTCCAGCCGTGTGCGCTCTTCGTAACCCTCTCTTTGGGCATTGGTTCTGCGCGCTATGAGGGCCGCCTCGTCAGCGGCGGCCTGCCTTTCAAGGCGTATCCGCTCCTCGTAGCCTTCCCTCTGGGCGTTAGTCCTTGCGGCTATCAGTGCTGCGTCGTCGGCCGCTGCCTGCTTCGCAAGCCGCTCGCTCTCTTCGTAGAACTCACGCTGGCCGCGGGCGCGGTTTATCAGCGTGGCGGTTTCTGCATCCGACCCGCCGCCGATCGCACTGTTGATCTGATCCCGAACGCGCTTGGCTACGGCAAGCAGGTTCTCAAGGCTTGCCCTGGCCTGCGTGGTGTCGATGTTCAGGATCGTGCCAGACTCGATCTCCGCGCGACGCTTCTGGATGAGGTTGTCGAGGGCGACGAGCTTCTGGACATCGCTGGACACCCGGCCGCCCTCGAGGGCGGCGGCGGGAGCGTTCGCGGCACGCTGGCGAACGTCGGCCGATGCGGACAGAGCATCCCGCACTCGAGGTGCCGCGAACGCCAGCTCGTTGCCGCGGGGGCCGGCGGCGGCTAGCTGCGAAGCCTCGGCCAGACGGTTGGCGGCCTCGGCGGCGGCAATAGCACGCTGGCGGATGCGCTCAAAACTCTGCTCTCCAACGACACCGCCGCGAGCCAGTGCTGAGTTGAGGTACTCGGCGCTCTTCTGGGCACGCTTGAGTGCCGGGTCGAATGACTGCTGGACGCTGGCAGACAGCCGTTCCACACTTCTGGCTGCACCAGCGAGCGGCTCGTTGACCGCCACGGCTGCGGCCTGAAGAGCCTTGAACTGGTCGATCGCCCTGGTGAGCGACTCGAATGTTTTTGTGTCGTATCCCTTGAACTGAAGTCGCTGCGACGCGGCCGCTTGGAGAGCGCGGGAAACCTTCTGCGACTCTGTGTAGATATTGCGCAGAGACGCAGTGGCCGATGACTCGGCTCGCGAGATTTGCGACTGCATCGCTCGCGCAAAACTGCCGACCTCCTTCGCCGACGCATTCAGCTTGCTATTGAAGTCACTGGTATTCGCAGTGACCAGCGCCGAGATTTTGCCGAGGTAGGCTTTTGCCATCGTGTCGTCATCCCTGACGCGGTGCGTTCAACTTCATCAGCTCGTTGATAATCTGCGCCTGCGACTGTTCCGGCTTGACGGCCGTCGGTATGAAGACCGCCTCGTCCGGTACGTCGCCCTTCTTGTAGTTACCGCTGGCCGCCATGATGATGCGGCAGATTCTCGCTGTCTGAGCCCATGAGTCGGGGAGCGGATGCCTCTGGTCGTAGGCATACCACTCCGCGATCTCTTCCGAATCAACCTCCCGCAGCAACCGCTTGACCGACATTCCCAGGGAGAGCGCTAACTTGAGGTAGAACTTCCGCTCGGGCCTGTCGGCTAGTCTTTTCCCAGCGCCTCCACGGCCTCGTTCGTGAAGGCGTTCACCTTCCAGGCCGTGTCGAAGACGCGATTGATCACGACGCTCGACTTCTTGCCGAGTTCCGCCGTGTCCTCGTCCTTGAAGATGCGCTCCCCAGCCTCGTCGCACAGGGCGAGCACGAGGAACCGCACGCGGAACGCCTTCATCTTCTGCTCGGCGTAGGACTCCTCGAAGGCGTCGCGGTCGGTGCCGCTGATCACCTTGATGTAGTAGGTGCCGCCCCATTCGGGGATTTCGACAGGCTCCACCTTGATGTCGTTCGCCGCCAGAATCCGTTTGCGAAGATCAGTCGCCATGCTAACTCCCTGAGTAATCAGTCATCTGAAACCGCAGCGACCCCCGGACGACCTCGCCGACGCGGGCCTCCGTGGACGCCGAAACTAAAACTGCCCTCCTGGCAACCGAATACGAAGTCGACGAGAAGGACAGTTGCCCCACCGTTCCGACGATTGTTTGCGTGTCGAGCGTCCCGTGGTGCAGGTAGTCGACGTTGATCGTGCCGCCGGTCCAGTCGCCCGTTGGCACCATGACCAAGAACCCCTTGGCCGTCGAGGCGTCGGTCATGTTCGTGACCTCGGCCGTCGGCGTCTCCACCGAGATGCCTGTCACATACCCCCAACTTCCGTTGAAGGAGAACGTCGCACTCTGCGGGATGCCAGGCATGGCTACACCTGAACGCGAAACGATGCTGTGCCGCGGACGATGTCGCCGACGCTGGCTGTGACCTGCGACGAGACGCAGGTTGCCGTGCCGGTGATTGCGATCCTGCCAGATACGGTGAGCGTTGCGGATGCGCCGACGCTCGGGATCGTCTGGCCGATGTAGTCGACGTCGACCGTTTGCAGCGAGTCGACCGACCTGTGCAGGTAGTAAAACGGCTCTGTGTCGTTCGGCCCCAGGCCCATGTGCGGAGCCGACACCCGCTGCCGCTCGGCGCCGCCGTTGACGGTGACGCTGGTGACGGTGTAGTTCGACCCAGCGAAGGCGAAGTAGGTGCCTTGTGAGCTGACCCCGGCCATGTCGCCTTACGCGACGCGGAAGGTCGCGCTCCCGCTGATGAGGGCACCCACCGAACCGCCGATCGAGGCCGATGAGCAGGTTGCGTTGCCGCTGAACGACATCGGGCCGGAGATCGACAGGGCGCCGGACGTGCCGGCAGCGAGCACCGTGGTCGAGATGTAGTCGACGGTGACTTCACGCTCCGTGGCGAAGCCGCCGACGAACTCACGACGCTGGTTCGGGCCGATGCCGAGGTGCGAGCCGTCGATGAGGTCTTGGGAGTCACTGACCTGGACCGATGTGACCGTGAGGTTGGAGCCACCAAACGAGAAGGTAAGCCCCTGTGCTGAAACGCCTGCCATTTGTTTGCGCCTCCTTGCGCCGTAATCTTGCCGTGTAGGTTACGAGGTGGCTTCGTTCCACCGAATCTGAAACAACTGCCGGACTTCGTAGGCCGGAGGCAGTTGCGCCCCAGCGACCGTCGGATCGAGGAAGTCGTCCGTTTCGGACATCAGCCTCATATCTTGTATTGTAGCCCCGGCCAGCGTGCCGGTGTGTCCATCCAGAGCAAGGCGAACCTCGTCGGCCAACTCGCGGACGGCGTCGTAGGAGAGCGCCCACGAGGCAATCTGGAGGTTGACCATCGGCACGAACAGGGGGCCGCCGAGGGCGACATCCCGCATGATGTTCGACCGCTTGTAGACGATGAACGGCAGGCTCGCCCCAGTCTTCGGCACGGCGATCGGGTACACCTGGAAGCCGACGATCCTCGCCACGCCGGGCGTCGATACGAGCTTCTGGTAGACGTGTTTTTCGGGTGAGATGAGCATGGCTAGAACTTGTTGATTTCGGCTTGGATGAGTTGGGCGAGCACGGCCTGCACCTGCGAGGCTGAATTCGAGATCGTCCGCTCCATCGGGTGGTAGGCCGGCATCGGGTCGATGCTCTCGCCGGGGCCGAGGGTGATCGGGTGCGTGTCACCGTCGGGGCCGGTGGCGAAGTCGTGCGAATAGCCCTTACCCCGCTTGGACTGCCGCGTCGGCTCGTTTATGCTCCCCATGAGGAAGTAATACCCGCGGCTGCGGCGGGCGAACTCCTCGTCGTTCATGGCAGACGTCGTGCGACGCATCTTGCCGTTGATCATCTGGTGGACGTTGACGTATGTGCGGCGGTTCTGCGTGCCTGGCTTTCTGCGGCCGGAGCCGAACTCGACCAGCCAGGCGTGATTCCCACTTTCGCGGCCCTCTTCGGAGCCGACGGGGCCGGTCTGACGGGGGCCGGTGATCGCGACGGCGACCTGGCCGCCCTCGTACTCTTTTGTCTCCGTGATCGTGGACTTGGCGAGATTCCCCGTGGCGCCGCCGCTGCCGGGGGCCAGGGGCTTCGACACGAGGTCTTTGTAGCCCGTCAGGATCGGCCGCGACGCCTGCTTGACGCACTTCTTGAGCAAGCCCGGCGCTGCCAGCGCCCCGGCCACACGCTCCAGTTCCTTCGCCAGCTCGCGGACGCCAGCGGTGTCGATCCGCACGAATCCTTCGGTCTGGCTCTTTGCGGTGCCAAGGCCGACGTCACGAGGATTCGGGTTGCTGGGGTTGATCGCCATGCTACTGCACCTCGTTGACGAGGAGTTCTAGGCGGGTGCGGTTGTCTCTGGGGCTGACGCTCACGATCTCGAGCGTCTTGCCTCTCCAGAGCAGGCGGTACTGCGGATTCACCGTCGCGCGGTATCGCATGATCACCTTGTGGGACGCAATGACGTTGGCCTGCTGGGCCTGGAGCACGTCGCGACTCGCCAGCCCATCGACGCTCGCCCAGACCGTGGCTTCAGTGGCCCATGACAGCGTGGCTTCGCCCGTCGGGCTTCGCAGTTCCTGCGGAGCCTGGAGGGCGACGCGCTCACGCATCATGCCGATGTTCACGTTACTGTGCCCTCGCCGATGAGGACGACTTGAGCGCTGGCGACGGGACTGTCGTCGCCAGCATTTAGGCCAAACGCATAATCCGCGTTTGCGGGCCATCCATTCGCGTCCGGGCACACAAACAGCGCCGCCGCGCCTGGCCTAAAGAAGGCCGAGCCGTTTTCAGATATGGGGCCGTCGGGCCACCCGCTCACATAAAAGTCAATGCTCCCCGTGTTCTTGATATAGATGGCCTTGAGTGCAGAAAAATCAACAGTCCCGCGGTTGTCGCTGAAGACGAGTCCGTTGGAGCCGAGGGTATATTCGCCATCAAACGTCCCCTCAAAGCTCCACACGACCTGCGCCTGATTCGCCCCGGTGCCGTCCGTGAGTGACACCGCATACGAGGCCGGCGTCGCCCGCAGGGTCTTCGACAAGTCGCCGGCGCTCGTCTCGTGAGCCAGGATCGACAGCATGATTTGTGCGTTGAGGGGCATATCAAGTTCCCATCACATAGATTTCGTAGGACTGGCCGTTCGTTCCGCCGATGCGAAGGGTCGAGCCGCCAAAGGTGGTCGCAAAGCCGGCCGAGTTCGGGCATGACAAGAGCATCGCGCCGCCCGCGCGGATCGGATACCCGCGAAGCGTCAAGGAGCCCAGGTTGATCATCGGCGAGAAGTTCCAGCTCGTAGCGTCCTGCCGGAACACGCTGAACTGCGACCCCGTCCAGCCTGCTGAGAAGGCGATCTGGTTCGTCTTCGACAGGTTCTTGATGCAGAGCAACTTCACGACGCTGATACCAAGCGTCGCGAAGTCGACCTCGTCGAAGCCACCGGACAAAATTGTCCGACGGTCGCTAAACACCTTTGTGCAGTCGCCGACGTCGAACGAGAACTCGATCGGGTGCTCGGTGATCGCGGTCGTCAGCCCCTGCTGCGATTGCAGCCTGGCCGTCACGCTCGCCTGCACCTGTGCCGTGAGGCTCATCGGTAGCCGCCCCAGCCGCTCGCAGCGAGCAGCGTCTCGAAGGTCTGCGGTACCGGAAGCACTTGGCTGTAGCCGGCCACGACGGGCTGCCGCATCTCGTACCAGTGAGCCACCAGGAGCATGATCAGGCTCTTCACGGTCGCCGGCACGCTCGCGCCGCTGGCACCGTAGCCAGCCGTCCATCGCACGGTGACGCTGTTCTCGTCACCTCGAACCGCCGGCCAGACGCCTTCGTAGAGCGGGTAGATGCGGCCGGGCGTGGCGTAGGCGTCCACCTGGAAAGCGTTCGCCGCGCTCGTGATCGTCCGATTCACGCCGCCCTCGTCGCGGTAGATCACCGTCACCGTCGCCGCCTGCATGGGCGGGCGGGGAAGGATGATCTCCCACAGGGGGAACGTGTCGTAGCGTGCCTCCCAGACTTGGGTTATCAAACTCAAGTCCAGCACGTTCTCGACGTACTCGCGGGCCGCGGTGATCAGGCTCGTGATGTAGGCGTCCTCGTCGGTGCCGTCGACGCGGCACTGCACCTTCGCCTCGGCGAGCGTCACGGGCTCGACGGCCGGGGCCGTGAACCGCGTCAGGCTGCGATACGGCGTGATCGTGCTGTCTGGATGCTCCGGCGAGCCGTAGGTGATCGTGACGGTCATTTCACTCGCTTCCTTGCTTGCGTCTGAACCGTGGCCTTCTCTGTCCGCTCCTCGAGCGTGGCCGTCTCAGCGGCCTTTTCGTCAACCGACTCGATCATCCCGCGGGCGATGAAGATGCGGGCCATCCCGTCGCCCCAGTCAAACACCTGACCGACCCGATACCCGTTGAACGCCTTCGTTACGCGAATCTTCATTTTAAAACGCCCCAGGCTGTCTCTGGCGGCTTCTGGCCGCCGTTCCAATAGTCGGTCGTGTGCTGCTGAACCTTGCCGCCGTCGACCTCGCGGCTGGGCCAGGTGATCATCAGTTCGGCGTGGCCGACACTGATGTTCGTCGCGAGGCCCAACTTGTTGCCGGCCTTCGCGAACCCTCGCCAGAACGAGATGTCCTCGTCGACGTGCGAGCCATTCCAGTCGCCCTGCTCGTTCGGCGTGGCGACGAACCAGGGCTTCGCCATCTTCCTGATCGCCTCGGTCTTGATCAGCGTCAGGCCGAAGTGCGCCGTCTCGACGAGTTGCACGGGCTTCGAGAACCAGTCGCCGTCGACCGTCGTCTTCTCGTCGCTTGAGACGCCGGGGAGGGCGAACATCACGCACTGGCTCTCCCGCTTCGTCTGGAGCGGGGCGATGGCATCGACGCCAGCGTGCATCATCAAGGCCATGAGCGCCTCGACGGTCTTGCTGGAGAAGACCGTGTCGTAGTCGATCGTGAGGATCGCGTCGTACTTGTCGATGATGCTCTCGATCGACCGCGTCAGGCACTGCCCGAAGAAGACCCCCGTGTGCTTGACGATCGGAATCTGGTGCGGCGAGAGGGCCGAATGCACGCAGAAGAAGTTGTCTGTGAAGCCGAGGCGGGGCGTGGACATAATCCCACACACCCGCATCTCGGCTTCACAACTACCGACACGAACCAGCATCTATCGCTCCTTGTGTAGGAGCGGGCGCGCATCCTTGCGCCTTAGCCGGCCGTCATGGCCGTCCCGCTTGTATCGGGACTAGCCACGCACCCAGGTCAGCACGCCAGCGTCGCTCGCGTTCGCGGGCGTTTCCGCAGCCCGCGACAGGCGGCCCGTGATCGCCACGGTGGCCGAAGCACCTGGGGTGTAGGACACCTTCAGGTAGCGCTTGCGGGCCTTTGTGTCGACGTCGAGCTTCACGAGCGCGGTGGCGTTCGTGCCTGCGGCCGAGATGGCCGGGACGGTGAACCCGCCCGTGCCGCCGGCCACGAGGGCCGTGACATCGGAGTAGTTTGTCGACACCGAGTCCGACTCTTCTACCTTGAGCACGTTCGCGAACGTCGTCGCGGCGTTGCTGGCACGCAGCACCGAGAGCGAGCAGTAGTCATAGCCGATCGTGTCGACCGTCAGCGAGGCCGTAGCGGTCGCACCGACTGCCGCCGACGGGAGTTCCGCGACGACCTTGTCATTCTGGGCGTGAATCATCTTTGGGGTTGCTCCTAGTTAGGGTTGGTTTAGGCCGTCTTGAGGGCGACAACGGGGCCGACTTCGCTCGTCGTTCCAAGCGAATGATGATTCACGTCGAATCTCATGGTTCCCTGGAGAAGGAGCTGGTCTGTGGTGGCGTACACCTGATCGAACAGCCGCACCGAGAAGTCACGACGACGGGCGTAGATGCTGGAGAGGGCCATGTTGCCGAACAGCACCTTGATCTTGCCGGCATCCACGCCGAGGGTGCTGTTCATCACATGCACCATCCGCACGGGGTAGCCGAGGAACGACTCGCCGCTGCCGGCACCGACGTTCTCGACCGTGTTGCCGCCTGCCGCATACTTGAGGCGAGCGATGCTCGCCGCGTAGCCGGCGGGGCTCACATACCAGGCTGCACCCTGGCGGGCGTAGATTGGCAGCTTGCCGATGACGTTGAGGAAGTCTTCGATGTCCAGCGTCTCGAAGGCGGTGTTGCCGGAGATCGCCGTAACCACCGACGCGGTGTGGGCCGCACCGTTGATCTTGTTCGTGATGCCGTTGATACCGCCGAAATCGGAGGTGCCATCACCAAGCCAGCCGCACTGGTCGATCTTCAGGGCCAGCGAGGTGCTAAATTCAGTTGCACAAGCATCTGCGAGTGACACTACGCCGGCCGTATCTTCGACCACTTCGGACGACATCCGGCAGCCGACTGCGAGCTTCTTCGCCACGAGGCTGACGTTGCCGTAGGTGGGCTCCGATTCGGTGACGCTGGAGCCTTCGCCGACGAAGTAGGCCGTCGTGCCGGTGAGCCGCTTCGGGATCACCATCGTGTCACGCGACATCGTCACGTTCTCGGCGGCGCCGGGGAATGTGCCGTAGGTTTCGACGAGACGGATCACGCGGGCCGCGAACTCTTCGGGCACCAGCGCGCCGCCGGCCGAGTTCGTTCCCTCGTTGAGGGCGCGGGCCTCGACGCCGTTCTCGCGGCACCACCGGATGTCGGCGTCGCTCTTGAACACGGTGGCCTTGATCCAGCGACCGCAGCGGTAGGCGCTCTCGACGGCCTCGGGGCCGTCGTTGAACGCGCGGAGGGTCGTGTGATGCGGGTTGATCGCCCGAATCTCGACCTTCTTGGGCTGCTCGGCCACGACGGGAGCGGCGACCTCCGCGGGGGCGGCCTTCTCGACCACCGCACGCAGTTCGGCTTCCTTCTTGGCGAGGGTGCCCTCGAACTCCAGGTCAGACTTCACCGCGTCGGCTTCCGTCGACAGCTTGCGAAGTTCTGCGGTTTGCTCTTCCGAACGCTCGGCCACGTCGGCCAGTTCGGTCATCCGGGCGGCGATCGCCGCGGCACGGTCCTGAAGTCGCTTGAGGTTGCTCGCCATTTTTGGCCCTGCTCCTTGTTGAGCCGGCCAAACGCGAATGTGCGACGGCCGGCGGGTGTATTGCCCGCAAGCACGCCGCGACAAGAATCCTCAAGTCGCTCGCACTGCTCCTCACGAAATCCTTCGTGAGGCTTATATCTTGTAATGTAGGCTGTGACTTACTTCGCGTGCAAATGAGTGCGGAGCAACTCTGCCTTCAGCCCTGCGATCTTCGACTGGTAGTCGGTCGTGTCGACGCTGACGACGACAGCGATCGTCGGTTCGACGAAGTCATCGCGCTCTTCATCGACAACCTCTTCGCTCCGCTCGCCTTCAAGCTGCTTGACCTTGCGAGCCGACCAGTTCTTCGCTGGGTCGCCGCCCCACAAAAGCCACGCGACATACCCCGGCTTCTCTTTGCCTGGAGTGTCCCAGCCAGGTGACTTGCTCGCCGACTCGTGCCGCGAGAACCACGCATTCATCTCGCGCACCCAGTCGTCGTTCATCTCCTCGCGGCGGGCCAGGCGATTGGCGCGAGCGACCGTCTCCGGCTTCAAGCCGTCGCCGCTCTTGCCTTCTTCGTGGAGCTTCAGGCCGCGGCGTGCCGCTGAAGCCATGCCGGCCGTCGGCTTCATCGAAACGGCTCGCTCGTCTTCCTCGGCTTCCGGCTCCGGCAGCGGGTCGATCTTCGTGAGCGTCGAGGCCCGGTGGCCGACGATCTTGTCGGTTGCCATCCAGCCGTCGCCATCCTTGGAGTAGATGCGAATGAGCACCGCCGGGTTGTCGGGCGTGCCTGTGACGCCGAAGTCGGAGTCCGGCACGTCGATGCGGCCGTCGTCCACGATCTTCGTGATCTTCCCGCGGGCCATGCCGCCAGAGGAATCCCACGACACGAAGTCTCCGACGGAGATTGAATCCGCAGCCGCCCGCGTCTCGCAGGCCGCCATCTCCAGGGCACGTTTGCTGACGTAGGTTTCCGTGGCGAGGTAGGCCGGCGTATCCACGGGGCCGGCGTCTCCAAGGAACGAAAACTTCTTGATCCGGCGGATCATCCGGCCGCCGGCATCGCGCTGCCACGTCTCGTCCTTGGGCGAGGAGCGGAACGCAAAACTTGATCCGCGGACGTCACCGCGTTCGATGAGTTCGACGACGTCGGCGGCAGCCCGCGGCGGGTCGATCTCGTATCGCAGGCCGCGCTCGTCGACCAGAAGCCGCATCGTGCCGCTCGAGGTTCGGCCGATGACGCGCTCGTGGTTGTATTTGCCGAAGACGTCCGGGTTCGACTTCATCACGTCGTCGAACGCGCCGCGCTCCACGACCTCCACGAAGCCTCCCAAGTCCTGCGACTCCGATTCAAAGACGGCAGCGTACCCGCGAATGACCGTGCGGCCATTCTCGTTTTCCTTGACCTCGAGCCCCGGCACCTCACCGATCAGGCGTCGTTCAAGTTCGCACGATCCGTCCATGACTTCGTAGCCTCCTCATACGGCTTGCCGGAGCGGTGGCACTCCAGAAGCAGGTTTCGCGATTCTTCCATCCACCCATGCACAAATGCGTCGATGTCTCGTCCCGTCGCCTGGGCGGCGTCCACGAGTTCCGTCTTCATCCGCTGCTCGTGGGCCTCGAACCAGGCGGTGATCTTGGCCGGCTTGCTGCGGCGCTCCACGATGCCGTCCGCTTCGATGGCCGCGAGGCGTCGGAGCGTCGTGCGGAAGAGAACTTCGGCTGCCGACCGCTCGCCACCAACGGCAGCATCGCCGGGAGTCGGGCCTTCGTTGCCGTCCGTGGCCGGTTCGTTGGCCGGAATCGGAGCCGTCTGTGGCTGGGTCGCTCCGTTCGGATTGTTGACCGTGAAGGCGTCGAGCAGTTGCATATTCACCTGCACGAAACGCTTGTTGCCGACGCCGTCGGGGAGCGGGTTGTAGCCGATCTGGCCGCGAATCTCGTCGACCGAGAGGACGCCCATGTTGAACATCTCCCGCATGAACTGGCTGCGAGCCTGGTAGTCGCCAGCCATGAGCGCGGAGACGTCGAACTCTACGAAGTAATTCCGATCGTCGGTGATGAGGTCGCGGCGGCAGGCAAACTGCCAGCGTCGGCAATGTGGGATCAGCGAGAACGTCGCGAAGTCGATGGCCCCTTGTTCCACCGTCGAATAGCGGACGTTGGTCAGATCGCCAAGCAGATGCAAAGGCACGCGGTAGGCTCGGCTGATCTCCTCGACGGCGTAGCGTCGCGTGGCGATCAGCTCGGCGTGCTGGTTGTTGACCGGGTCGCTCTTCTTGTGAAATCCGTGCGGCATGACCACGGTTTTGAATGCCTTGTCGGGGCCGCGATGGGCCTCGTCCCACTGCTGCTTGAACCGCTGGAGCGCCTCGGGCTTGTGGGGCTGATCGGTTTCGATGTAGGTGCCGCTCGTGGCCCCATTCCCGAAGAATGCGGACGAATGCAGTTCCGTGGCCCTCGCCAAGGCGATGGCGTCCTTCGACAGGGTTGTCGGCACATACCCGGTCACGCCGTCGCTCGAGAGCCACCGCAGGTGGAAGACCTGATCCTGGCGGTAGAGCGTCGGCGTCGGCTTGCCTTCTTCGGTGTATTGGTACTGGAGTTTGCCGTTCTCCAGGCGAACGACCTTCATGCGGCTGGCATGGAGCGGGATCAGTTGGTCGACGGCCCCGCGGCGGCCGGGCTTGATAAGGCAGTAGCCGTTGCCCCAGAGGAGCAACTGGCTCATCATCCACTCCCGCCACTCAAAACTCGTCATCCAGTCGTTCGGCTGGTAGGCGAGCACTTCCTGGAGTGGCTGGTCTTCGGCGATCTCTTTGCCGCCGCCGGGGAGCCGGCGGTAGAGGTTGAATGGCATCGACGCTATTGATTCAGAGAGCACGCGGACGCAGGCGAGCACCGCGCTGCATGAGAGACTGCTCTCTGGCGAGATCGTGACGCCGGCAGCCGTCTTCTGGTTGCCGATGATCTCCTCGAACACGCGGGAGAGGCTGTACCGCATCTCCATCAGGTCTTCGACGTCGGCGGTTTCGTCCACTAAAACACCACCAATTCAGGGTCAGTTTCGGGGCCGTGGAGTTCGCCGCTGGCGATACCGAGGGCCATGATCAGGGCCACGGCGGCGTCGATGCGGTAGGTCGAGCTAGAGTGTTGCTTTGTAGGCTTTAGGTTCCCGGCGTCGTCGATCTTCACCTGCACGTTCGACATCTGCCAAGCCAAGCAGGGGTTCGCTGCGTGCCGCAGTTTCTGGCCCAAAATCAGCGTATTCAAAAATTTCGTCGGCGCTGACATCGACGCAAAGCCTTGTCCAAAAGGCTTGACGTCGATGCCTTCGGACGCGAGTTGCGTCGTCAGGTGCGTCGCATTCCATCGGTCGATTGCGACAGCCCGAACCGCATTCTTCTCGCAAAACGAGAGAACGTAGTCGCGAACCACGTCGTAATCCGTAATATCGCCTTCTGTTAGTGTAACAAAACCGTCCTTCGCCCATTGCCGATACGGCACCCGATCGGTCTTCGACGCCTTCTCTGCGTTGTCGCCTGGGATGAAGACCTGGCAGTGGATGTCGAACGTGCCGTCCTCGTCGGGCCACACCGCGACGAACGCCGTCGTGTCCGATGTGCTCGACAAGTCGAGGCCGCAGTAGGCAACGCGGCCGGCAGTGGGCCGCAGGGGGGCGTTGTTCGCTTCCCACGCTCCGTGTCGCAGCCACTTGGATTCCGACTGACAGAACTGGTTCAAGTGGAGCGTTCTGAAGACGATCTCTTCGCTCGGTGACTGCTTCGCCCGCAGGCTCATCTGGTGGAAGTAGTCCGGCTTCAGCGTCACGCCGTAGTTCGGGTTCGCCATCTTCCACGTTTCTTCGACGAACGGGTCGGCGTCTGGCGGCGCGGCATAGATGCAGGGCAGGAACGTGTCATCCTTGAGGACGCCGTCGCGAATCTTCTCAGCCCGCTGCCAGTCCTTGTAGCACGGCCCCTGCATATCCGTGCCCGCTGTCGTGATGTAGACGGTGAGCGGCTGGGATCGTGCACCCATACCCGTTTCCAGGACGTCGACCAGCTCGCGGTCGGGGAAGACGTGATATTCGTCGATCAGCACGCACGAGGGGTTGTAGCCGTGTTTCGTGCCGGCTTCGGAGCTGATGCAGAACATCGACGCATTGCGTTCCGGCACCACGATGCTGTTGCGGTAGACCTTGGCTCGTCGGGCCAACGAAGGGCAGGACTCGAGCAGATGCTTGGCCGCGGTGTGCAGGAGGCTGGCCTGGGAGCGGTCGCCGGCCGCGACGATCACCTCGGCGCCGATGTCATCGCAGAAGGCCATGTAGAGGCCGAGGGCGGCGGCCAGTTGCGTCTTGCCGTTCTTGCGCGGCAGGGCCAGCAGGCTTGTGCGGTATTTCCGCAGGCCGTCTTCGCGCTTCGTGTTGAGCAGGCGATCGAGGTACTCGTCCTGCCACGGCTCCAACAGAAACTGCTGCCCCGCGAAGTCTCCGCGGGAATGCTTGAGGAGCGCGATGAAATCGCGGATGTCAACCACGCTTGGAGAGCAGGGCGTCCATCGGGTCGTCGATGACCTTCACCGCCCCGTACCCGAGGCGAGTGCGGTCGGCCGGCGTCAGGCCGAGGACGGTTTCGAGGTGCCGGAGCATCTCGCCCGACTCCTTGAACTGGGTCGCCATGCCGCAGGGTCGGACGAACCGGAGGCTGCCGTCGGTGTTCGTCACCTCGACGTAGACAACGTCCATCTCCTGGAGCTTCTCAGCGGCGAACTCCCAGATGACGTAGGTCGCGGCGTATCTGGCGATCACTGCCTCGTCGGATTCCGCGAGCGTACCCATGTTCGTCAGCCAGGCGACGACGTTCGCGAAGATTTCCTTGGCCCGAGGCTTCAGCCAGGCCGGCGGTTCGAGCGGGGCGGCGGGGGCGGCGCCGAGTTCCTCGCGGTTCTTCGCGTGCTTTGACCCGCGGAGGGTCAGAATGTGCTTCGGCGTTGGCGGGCGGCCCTTCATGCCTCTTAGGGTACGGGCCGCAGTGTCGTCGCCGCAAAGGAGTCGGCGCGAAAAGGGTCAATTTCGTCTCGGCGTCTGCCCCTAGGGACATGCGGTCTGTCGGCCGATCCCCCCCGCCGGGTGGTACCCTACCCGTCCGGTCGGCCGCGGCGCCGATGGCCGAGACGATGGCCGAGACGATGGCCGAGACGATGGCCGAGACGATGGCCGAGACGATGGCCGAGACGATGGCCGACGATTCTCAAAAACTAAATGTCCGAAACAATCTGCCGCAAAAAACCGGCCGGAAATACTGTAGCCTTGACACACGATTGGCCGACGCTATTCTTATGTCGACGTCGGCCGATTGTCGGCCGATCGAATTACCCTAGTTGCGAAGGATTCAAAATGAGCTGCGCCCAACTGCCCGCACGATTCAAGGCCCCGAAAATCGCTCGAGACGAACGCCGATCGGCCGCGACCGAGAAAACGGAAAAACGGTCGACGCTCACGAGCGCCACGGTCGACGTCGAGAGAATGGAGGGCGAATACCCTATCTTCCGAATTAGATTCGAGAATGCGGCCGGAGACGTGTTTACGGGCTCGTGGGATTCGCGCCGCCCGCTCCTCTCGGCGAACAGCAAACTCCGAAAAGGCCTCGGCCGATACCGCGCGATCGGATTGGCGCTCGCCCCGTGGAAGTTTGCAGGCAAGGGTAACCTATGCGGCGCCGCGTCAGCTGGCTGCATCGACGCGTGCAACGGCCTATGGTCCGGCATGAATGTAACGCCGTCGACCCGGTTCGCTCTAATCGGCCGGGCCCGATTGTGGATGGAGTTTCGCCCGCTGTTTCTGCGCAAACTGCGAGAGGAGCTGGCAAACTTTGAACGGCTCTGCATCCGAACCGGCCGCATTCCGGCGGTTCGCCTGAACGTCTCGAGTGATATCCCATTCGAGCGGGTCGCCCCGGGAATTTTCGCCGAATTTCCGCGAATCCGTTTTTACGATTACACGGCCTACGCTGCCGACAATCGGTCGTCGCTGCCCGGAAATTACCAGCTGGCGCATAGTTGGAAGGAGACGACGACGTTTGACTATGTCGAAAGCGTAATCGGCGCCGGTCGAAATATCGTTGTGCCGTTTGATTCGGCCTACGCTCCCGCCCGAAAGCTATTCGGAGCACTGCCAGAGACGGTCGTTTTCCATTGCCGACATACCGGGAAAACGATTTCCGTCCGGGTCGTGAATGGAGACAGGCATGATTTCCGCATGCGGGAGACGGACGGGTCGGGTGTTTGCGTTGGGCTCCACGGGAAATCGGGGCGTGGCAGGGTAACGGCCGCGGTCGACTCGGGATTCATGCGCCACCATGCCGAGGGGTCGACACTGCGGCGTAAGACGATCCATGTCGGCATCGTCCATGTCGAATGCTAGGGGTCAGAATGGCACGACGGCGCCGGCTCGAGCTGGCGCCGTCGGCCGATCCCGATGGTGTGCGCTCCACCCCTGGTGCTCGAGACGATCGTCACAAACTGGACGCCGGAGCCGTCGAGTTTCCCGAGGAACTCGCAGGGCC